CCGAGGCTAGTGGAGTTGCTGTACACGGAGCATCCGCTGAAGGGGATGGGTGCGGAGACTCGGGTGGATGTGGACGGCCGGGTGACGGGTACGGCGGGATCTGAGTATGTGTGGACGCCGTGGCTTGGCGAGCAGATGAGGCGCCGCGACACGGTGGACATGGCGCAGAATGTGTTTGCGACGGAGGTCGGCAGCGGTTCGAACTTCTTCACGCCGGGTGTGGTGACGGCGCACATGAACGAGTACGCGATGCCGGGTGAGCGTTGCGAGTTGCTGCGCGGTCGGTTCGTGGCGGACCCGAATGGTCGCTGGCGGGTGTTCCGGCACGGGGATGTGGACCGGGAGTATGTGCTGTTTGCGGATCCGTCGTACGGGACGGGGTCTGCGAATGCTGCGGTGTGCGTGATGGACGCGGAGACTCGCGAGGTGGTGGCGGAGTTTGCGGATCCGAATGTGCCGCCGCACGACTTGGCGCAGGAGATGGTGGAGGTGGCGATGACGGTGTACCGAGGGCGGCGTCTTCCCCTGATCGGGTGGGAGGTGAACGGTCCCGGTGCGGCGATGCACCACGACTTCCAGCGGATCGGGTACTCGTCGGTGTACCGCCAGCGGATGGTTGGTACGACGACGGAGCGCCTGACGGTGCGCATCGGATGGAACAGCAGCAGGCGGGCGAAGCGGACGCTGCTGGGGAACCTGTCCCGGTCGATCAGTCAGGGGAATGTTCGGATTCCCAGCGAGGAAACCTTGCGGGAGATGTTGGATTATGTGATCCTTGAGGACGGATCGATCGAGGCGGCGAGCGTTCGCGACATGTCGTCCGGAGCGCGCGAGTCCCACGGCGACCGTGTGATTGCCTGCGCAGGAGCGTTGATGCTGTGCGAGGAGGGTGTAGGACCGGAGCGTCCGGAGCCTGCCCTGCCTGAGACGGCGCTCGGCGTCCTGTTGCGGCACGACGAGGTGTTCCGATGATGAACTACGGCAAGAAGAAGCCCATGCGTGGCAATGCGTTCGACATGATGGCCCGTGGCGCTGGCGCTGCTGGATCCCGCAAGGGCAACGGCGGCGCGAAGGGCGGCGCGAAGGGTGGCGGCAAGGGTGGCGCGAAGGGTGGCGGCAAGAAGGGCGGCTACCGATGAAGAAGCGTCCCAAGAAGGGTGGCAAGTGTGGCTGCTCGTAAGCGGTTCGACTTCAAGTCGCGGCACAAGAACCCGAGCGGCGGACTCAGCGAGGAGGGACGGCGCGCGTACAACCGCGCGACCGGAGGCGACCTCAAGCGTCCGCAGCCGGAGGGTGGTAGCCGTCGCGACTCGTTCTGCGCCCGGATGAGCGGCATGAAGAAGAAGTTGACGAGCGCGAAGACTGCCCGCGATCCGAACTCGCGAATCAACAAGGCTCTCCGCAAATGGAAGTGCTGAGTCGCAGGATGCTCACGACGGGGCAGGCGGCGAAGCGCATCGGATGCTCGCCGGAGTATGTGATGCGCCTGTGCGACCGGGGCAAGTTGCGGTGCTGCCGCCTTCCCGGCAGCCTGCATCGGCGCATCATGGAGGCCGACCTCGTGGAGTTCATGCAGAGGCACGGATACCCGAAGGAAGCGACATGCCGAAAGGATGGATGAGCGTGGCGAAGAAGGGCTTGCTCCACAACATCAACAAGCGCAAGGCCGCAGGGACATCGCGCCCGAAGTCGAAGACCACGGTCAGCGACAAGGCGTACTCGCAGATGAAGTCCAACTGGGGGCGGAAGAAGTGACCGCTCCTGATGACATCGTGACGCGGCTGCGTAAGGAAATATCCAAGCGTGACCGACCGTACCCCGTCGAGTTGCTTCCTGAACTACGCGATGCCGCCGACGAGATCGAGCGGCTGCGCGCCGAGCGCGACGAGGCGCGGCGTGAGGTGTCGTGTCTGCGTCCTAGCGTTTGTCTTGGAGCGCAGACCGCGAATGAGTATGCGCGGGAGCGCGGCTGGGACTGCTTCAGGGAGGACGGCAAGTGACCATCGAAATATGCAAGCAGATCGCGTCTGAACTTGGCAATCGTTACATGGAAATCATGGATTACGGAGGAGATCAGTCAGAAGCAGATAGCGTCGGTACTCCATTCAAGGATGGTCATCTTGCGATTGAGTTTGCGTTGAAGGAGATCGAACGCCTGACCGCCGAGCGCGACGAGGCGCGGCGTCTTGTGTGCGCTCAGTCGTATGACGATCCGCGAGGCGTGGCTAGGCAACTCGGCTGGGATTGCTTCAAGGAGCCTGCCAATGCCCCGTGACTACAAGCGCGAGTACGCGAAGTTCCAGTCATCGACCGCGTCGAAGAAGGACCGCGCGTCGAGGAACCGTGTCCGCCGCGAGGCCGAGCGCAATGGCCGCGTCCGCAAGGGCGACGGCAATGACATCGACCATGTGAACGGAAATCCGCGCGACAACCGAAGGTCGAACCTGCGCGTGGTCCACAAGTCCGTCAACCGGAGCAAGAAGTGATGCCGTTCAAGTCGAAGGCCCAGCAGAAGTACATGTTCTCCACCATGCCGAAGACGGCGAAGCGGTGGGCGAAGGAGACTCCAAACATGAAGTCGCTGCCCAAGAAGGCCGCGAAGAAGGGACGGCGGTGATGCCGCGAGTCGTTTCGAGCCAGAAGCAGCGCGTGTTCCACGGGAAACAGTCCGCCAAGAAGAAGCCAGCACCGAAGCCTCGGAAGAAGGGCTGATCCATGCTCGACATGTCGTTCGATTCGATTCGTCGCGAGGTCGAGAGCGCGGAGCGCTTCCGCGATGTGCATCTCTCGTCGCTGCGCACGATGGTCGAGAAGTACCACGGACCGTCGTTCCGGGAGGACCGCAACGATGCGTACATCGACGACCCGGAGAACTTCGGCCACGAGTATGTGTCGCTGGTGCTTCCGCGAATCATCCACGACACGCCGAAGTTCCGGATCAGGCTCGCAGACCCGATGCTCGACCTGATGATCGGCAAGCGGCTCCAGATCGCGGTCAACCGATGGTCGCGCATCACCAAGTTGCGCCGGACCCTTGAGCGCATCGCGGTGGACATGATGTTCGCGTACGGCGTTGCGATCACGGCGAGCGAGCCACGGCCAGAGTCGCGCCGCATCGACGGCAAGGAGCCGTACCTTCCGCGCGTGTACAGGCTGTCGCCCGAGCGGTTCTTCATGGACCCGGCCGCGAGCAACATCGAGGACTCCCGGTACATGGGCCATTGCTACGCGATCGACAAGGAAGACCTCCTCGCGAAGGCCGAGTTGGACGACACTTGGGACCGCGAGGCCATCGAGTCGATCCCGTCCGGCACCGACCTCAACGAGGTCCGCGACGACAACGGCCGCGACATCGAGGAGCGCAAGGAGTTCGCCGTCTACGAGGTTTGGGTGCCGGAGGCGGATCAGTCGGCAGCCGAGATGTTCGACGAACTGGCCGGACCCGGCCTCGTGAACGGCACGATCTTCACCTTCGTGAAGGGTCGCTCCAAGTCCAGCAAGTACGACGGGTACATCCGGCGACCGATCCCGTACTTCGGACCTCGAAGCGGCCCGTACACCGTCTTCGGCGTGTACACGGTCCCGGACGACCCGTACCCGCTGTCCCCGCTGATGGCGATCCAGTCCCAGATCGACGACCTCAACTCGCACCTGACGAGCGTCCGGTCGAGCGCGGCCGCGTACAAGCGCCTCGTCATGGTGGACGCGCGCAACGCGAAACTAGCGCAGGACATCAAGGACAAGCCGCACGACTACATCGTCCTTTCGGAGAGCCTCGACAAGGACCGTGTCGTCAACCTTGAGGTCGGCGGAATCACCCAGCAGCAGGTGCAGTACTCGCAGATCGCGCAGGACCGCCTCGATCGCGTCTCGGGCATCCACGACGCCATGCGCGGCAACATCAGCGGCGCTGCCACGGCCACCGAGGTCGCTGTCGCCGAGTCCAGCGCGACCATGCGCATGGCACACCTGAAGCGCCAGTTCCAAGAGTCGGTCGATGACCTCGCGCGCTCGGTCTGCTGGTACATGTGGCACGACGATCGCATCGTCCTGCCCCTTGGCCGGGAAGGCGTCGAGATGCTTCTTGAGTCAAATCCACTCTTCGTCGGAGGCGTCCGCGCATCCGGCTGGGAGGATCTCGAAGTCGGCGTCGATGCGTACTCAATGGAGCGTGTCTCCGAGGCGCTCCTCCAGAAGCGCGCGATGGAGATGCTCCAGATCACCACAAGTGTGGCTCAGGGCATGATGGCGATGCCGTTCATCAAGTGGCGAGAGATCCTCTCCGTCGTTGGTGACGCGCTGAACATCCCGCACCTTGCCGACATGATCGACATGGGCGCCATCCAGCAGGCCGCTGCTGCCCAGTCGCAGGGCGGCGGCATGGGCGGACTCCCGCAGCAGGGCGGCCGTCCTCCGAACGCGATGGGCGAACCCAACCCGATTCCGGCATCGAGCCTCGCCGGACTCCAGACCGCAGCCAACAGGGCCATGTGATGATCTACGAGTTCCTCGACAAAGACGGAAATGTGGTTGAAATCTCCATGTCGATGCGCGAAGCGCCAGCCATCGGCAGTATTATCGATCACGACGGCAAGCAACTGATCCGCATCGCATCGTCGATGCAGGTCGATCCGGCGACGAACAGGTCGCAGTATCCCTATGTGAGCAACGCACTTCCGCGTCGGCTGCCGGGATGCTCGACCACACGCGACGGGAAGCCTGTCGTCATGTCGAAGCGCCATGAACGGAACATCATGGCGCAGCATGGATTCGAGAAGGACTGAAATGCCAGAACCCGAGATCAATCCATCTGCCCCGACCAGCGAGGTTGTGAACGCAACTCCCGTTCAGGAAGCCGTTTCTGCGGTTCTGCCGCCGGAAATGGACAACTCCGCGAACGAGGACGCGGTTCTCGACAGGCTTCTTGGGGAAGACAAGGCTGCTCCACAGCAGCCAGTTCGGACGCAGGCTCCCGCTGCTCCAGATCCCGACTTCGATCGGGCGCTGAAGGCATTGCAGCGTGACGGCGTCCCGGCCGACATCATCGAGTCGATCAAGTCAGACCCTTCCAAGGTGAAGGAGTGGGGCTTGAAGGCGGCGAAGCGTCAGGCCGATGTGGATTCGTTCGGTTCCAAGAAGGCCAACGCGGAAGCGAAGGCCACCGAGGCACCGAACTCGTCTCCGAAGGCGTCTGCCAACACGGAGGATGGCGAATCCGATGCGGATCCGCTGTCCGAGTTCGGCGAGATCTTCGGCGACGACGCGGTGAAGCCGATTCGCTCGCTTGCGGACCGATTGCGCGCAGAGTTCGACGAGAAGACGCGCGACATCGAGACGCGGCACAAGAGCGAGATGGCCTATACGCGGATCGCGGCTGAATACGGGCAGCGCGCACCGTCGTTCGACGATGTCGTTGCCGAGGCAGCCGCTATCGGCCGGGAGAATCCCGGATCATTCGACTCCGTGGAGAGCATCTTCCGCGAGGCTTTCCGCCGCCATGCAGGCGAAACGAAGAAGGCAGATCCGCGCAACATCGCGCGGCCGACGATCGGCAAGCAGCCGATGCGTCCGGTCCGCGAGATCGACCGCGAGGACGCCGTACTCGACATCCTGCTGTCCGGCGGAACCCGTCAGGATGCGTTCCGCATCGCAACCCGATGAATAGGAGGGCATCATGCCTTCGATCCAGACTTTCAACGACTTCATGACCGCGACTGGTCCTGCCTACCTCACTTCGGCGGATCAGGTCATCAACGAAGCAGTCAAGAACACCTACGCGTTTTCCCGGCTCCTCAAGGGCAAGACCAGCGAGCAGACCATTCAGGGTGGCACCGAGATCCGCGATGTCATCATGTTCGATGACTCGCGCACCTACGACCACTACCAGCCCAACGACACCTTCGTCTGGCGCAACCCGCAGGTGACGGACTACATCCGCTGCCCGTGGCGCTTCCACATCGACCACATGTCGTGGACCGATGCCGAGGTCGAACTCAACAGCGGCGAGACGGCCGCCTCGACCAAGGTCGCCTACAAGCGACTGAAGCGCATCAAGGAGCAGCGCATGTGGACCTCGATGCTCAACGGCTTCGAGGAAGACCTGTGGGCTGTCCCCAGCGTCTCCGGCATGGAGGACGAGAGCGGCAAGTTGCCGTACTCCCTTCCTTACTTCATCACCGAGGTCGCCAAGGGGTTCTCGAACTCCCTCGGCCGTCGCGGCATGGCTCCGTACACCAGCGCGAGCAACACCGCTTCGACCATCATGCGCATCTCTCCGTTCACGGAGAACCGCTGGACGAACCTCGTCGAGTTGTACGACTGCCAGCCGAACGCGCTCAATCCGACCAATGCCCAATGGGGCGCGGTCACCGAGCGCAGCCTCAGCACCAACACGGTCTACTCGCAGGACGGCGCCACCACCGCGAATGTCGGCAACCTGTTCAACGCGATGGATGTCATGTTCATGCGCCTGAAGTACGAGGCGCCATCGACCCGTCAGCAGTACTTCGAGAACGACACGCTCAACCGCCAGATGATCCTGACCTCGCGTCAGGGCGTCCAGAACTACCGGAATGCGCTCCGTCTCTCGAACGACACGCTTGTGTCGTATCAGGATGCCTCGTACAGCAGCCCGTCGTACGCGGGTGTCGATGTCACCTACTGCTCCGATCTCGATTCTGCCGCAATCTACCCGGCGCATTCCACGACGGTCACGCAGGATCTCTCTGGTTACAACGGACGCGCGGTCGCTGACGGCGCATTCGGGTACTTCGGAACGGAAAGCGGCGCCAACACCATCGTGAAGGCTCCCCGCTACTACTTCGTGAACGGAAACTACCTGACGCCGATCTTCCATGCTCGCCGCTACTTCAAGCAGCATGAGGTTCTCCGTCACCCGAACCAGCCGTTCACCTATGTGCAGCCCGTGGACTGCTGGTCGAACCTGTTCTGCAACAGCCGCCAGCGTCACGGCGTCGTGGCTCCCATCAACTGCTCGTGATCCCAAAGGAGGGACAACCACATGATTCCCGGTCTTCTCAAGTCAACTGGAAATCTCGCGGCAATCGAACCCGCGACGATCATCGTCACCCCGATCGCGGCTGTTGCCGTCGCCGTTGGCGACATCGTGCAGTTCGATCTTACCTCTTCCAACTCGACCTACACGCTGTCATCCGCTCTGGAGGACTACGACAACAAGAAGTGTCCCTTCAATGTCGTCATCCTCGGAACGGCAGTCAGCAACGGCAAGGAGTGCGGAATCTGGGGCGTCGTCACCGAGGGTGCTGCTGCTGGCGCCCGGTGCAAGGTCTGCGTCCACGGCGTGGTTTCGGCTTATGTCGAAGGAACGACCGATGTCGCGGCTGGTGATGGTCTCATCCCCGGAGCGAGTGCCGATCTCGTCAAGGCTTCGAGCGGTGCAAATCCGGTCGTCGCCGTGGCACTCGCGGCGCAGGCGGCAGACAGCGCGGTGCTGATCAAGGTGCTGTTCAACGGCTATCAGTTCGGCTCGTCGGCTGCGTGATGAACGCGACAACTTCTACCGGGTGGCCGTGGGGAACCACGGCCACCCGCTTGCATGGCACTCAAATACGGGACGCTCAAGCAGCACATCCTCCTCGCGCTCGGCGGCCAACCGTCGATCGTGAGCGGTGTCTCGCAGGAACAGCGAGTCGCCGAGGTCGTCAATCAGGCTGGGCAGTACCTCTTCTCCCGTCAATGGCGCTTCCGCGAGCGGACCGCTCGCCCCGTGCAGTTGACGGCGAATCAGGACTGGGCGCCGCTGCCTGACAATGCGGAGGAGATCGTCAGCCTCGTCGCGAAGGCCGGACTCGGCTGGCGCATCGAGATGACGACCCCGGATCAGATCGAACTGCTGCGGGCGAGCATGGCCCCGGCACTCAGCGACGGCGTGTATTACGCCGCGCTCTCCCGGCCTTGGATGGTCGGATCGACGACGACGCCGCTGACGCCGGGGACAGGACTCCCGGCGACACGGCTCGAACTCTACCCGACGCCGCGCGCGACCACTTCGGACGCGATCATCATCCGGTACCGCGCCGGATGGGATCCGGTGTCTGGCGAGTCCGGCTCGATCACTTCGAGCGACTACCTCATCGCGATCCCGCCATACTGCGAGGCTCTCCTGATCGCGTACTGCCGCGCATTCGCGATGGCGTACGAGGACGAGGGTCTTGCGGCGCGGCTCGTCGAGATCGACAATGGACCAATCTGGAACGCCGCTGCAATCAAGGACGGCTTGCAGCAGCGCGACCTCGGACGACTGCCGTCACAGCGCAGCGGGTCTTTCGTGGACAACCCGACGCGCTACCGCCGAGAGTTCACGCTTCCCCCGTCGCCATGACCATCGAGAACCTGCTCGCCGTCGCTGTTCCGCTCACCGTAATGCTCGGCCCGCTGTTCGCCGTGCTGTTCGGGATCTCGAACAGGCTGTCGAAGATCGAGCAGCGCCTTGAGGGCGATGGCAAACGCACAGACGAGATCCTGCACAAGCACGACCGTCACATCCACGAGATCCGCAACTCGCTCCACAACATCAGCCTTCAGTTGGCCGTGCTGGAGCGAAACAACAAGGAGCAGAAGCATGACTGAGTTCACCCCGTCGTGGCGCACCACCGTTGCCGGAATCGGCGCCATCCTCGTCGCTGTCGGCGGCGCTCTGTCGGCGACCTTCGACAACGATCCGCTGACCGTCGCCGACTGGACTGCCGTGGTCGCATCCGTGATCGCCGGGTTTGGTCTGCTCGCCGCCCGCGACAACAAGGTGTCGAGCGAGAAGGCCGGAGCGAAGTGAACGACGGATACGACGACTGGTACCCGGAGGCATCATGCTCGAACGGATCGTCGCCCAGATTGCTCTCGCGCTGTTCTCGTGGCTTGAGAATCGCATCGAGCGTGGTTCCGTGGCGGTCGATCCTGATGGCGACGATGGGCGGCTTTCTCGCGCTGGTTCTCGGGTGCGCGAGTGGCTGCGGTCGCGCGGTGCTGATCCGCGAGACCGACCCGGTTCGGGCGGGTCCGTCGTTCAGGGGCCGGGTGTACACGCTGATCGAGAACGAGTGGCGTCTGACGCCGAACGAGGTTGAGATCCCGGAGGGGTGGTACATGGTTCCACCCTCCTTTGTCGAAGGGCCGCACGAATGACCGCGAAGATCCAGATCCGTCGAGACACGAGTGCAAACTGGGCAACAGCCCCGGTAGCCACGCTTGCCGAAGGCGAGATCGGCATCGACACGACCTTGAACCAGATCAAGATCGGAGATGGATCGACGATCTGGACCAGCCTTCGGTTCCTTGGCGGGACTCTTCCGGTCTTCTCATCCCCGGCGACGGACCTGAATGATGCGACGAACCGAGTTCAAGGCGTCTACAGATGGAGCGGGATCGCTGGCATCAGCAATGCTCCGTCTGCGCCCATCGACATCAAGACCGCCGATGGCGGACTCAACATGCTGGTGCTGGAGTTCGCATCCAATCAGGTTCTTCAGAACCTCTGGACAGACAGCGATGGAACCCAGCCTCAGAAGTCGTATTCGCGCATGTACGACAGCGGGACTTGGCGGGCTTGGGTCGCCCAGAATGTCTGGGGCGTGAGCGCAACGGAAGGCGTCGAACTCACGGCAAAGAGCCTTACGCTCAAGGACACCGGGGCAAGCGCGCTTGTCGTGGATGGAACAACGACCATCAACGGACCGACGATTCTCGGAAACGCAAATGCCGACATCGTGACCGTGCAGGCGGGAACGGTGTCTGCTCCGATCATCACGACTACCGGAGACACCAATACGGGAGTCTACTTTCCAGCCGCAGACAAGATCGCGTTCACGGCTGGAGGCACGGCGCAACTGACTTTGGACTCGACGGCCGTTGTTCCCCAGAACTTCGCCGTGTTCCACAGCGGAGCCAACTTCAGCGGCAATGTGGATCTCGGGACGAACAACATCAAGGATGTCAAGGATGCTCTTGAAGCCCTTGACGCAATCCCGCTTGCACAGTTGTTCGGATACCAGCCTGTATCTCCATTCGCATATCCGAGTCAAAGCAGGCCGTTGCTCTCGTTCGGTAATCAGGCAGGAACGGCTCCGTCTCCGGTCACTACCTTTGATGCCGCAGCAGCGATTCAATGGAACACGAGGTTCGGGTCTGGGAGCGTGGCTCCTCGTCTGTGGCCTGACAATGGTCTTTGGATTGGAGTGGTGTTCATGTTCAACACCGCCAACGGGCTGTTCCAGATCAAGTTGTTCAATCAGGCAAACCCGTGCAGCGCCGCTGTTGGCAATGATTCTGGCAACGACATCCTCGGCAGCGCACAGGAAACGACTAGGCATGTGTGGATCATGGCTCGAATCGGATGACGCACATCCAGATCCAACTTCCATTCGGCGGGTTCGTCGAGCAGAGCGCCTTCAGTCAGGTGCCGCCCGGAACGACGCTGTCCTGCCTGAATGTGATGCCGTCCGATGTGTGGAACGGACGGACGAGGATCGGAACTAGGAACGGGATCCTTCAGTACAACCTCGGCGATGTCCAGTTCATGGACACATTCCGCGCGTACATCGGAGGAACGCTCGTCGAGCGCATCATCTTCGTGCGCGGCGGCAAGGTGTACTGGAGCGATCCGAACTCGTCGCTCCCTGCAACGGCGAACCTGTATCCCGGACAGTCTTCCGCGCTGCTTGCGACGACTGGCCTTGTCGAGGGTGTCCAGTTCAACGAGTACTTCTACTTCGTGGATGGCATCTCGTATGTCAAGGTGCTTCTGACGGACACGACGACAGGAGCGAGCATCTGGGGAAGTCCTACAGGAACGCACAAGGGTCCGTATCACCTTGATCCGGCATCCAGCCCAAGCGGAAACCGTGCAACCCTGATCTGCCGATGGGGCGCCCGCGTCGTTCTCAGCGGGTTCAAGCAGACTCCGAATGTGTGGTATGCCTGCGCCCCGGACTTGGTTGCAGCGACAGGTTCAGGCAATGACGGGTGGGATGCATCTGAAGTCATCGGAGCAGTTGGTGCAGCCGTATCGGCGGAGTACGGAACGCTTGGTGACCCGATCGTTGCGATCTTCCCGTTCGCGCAGAGCGGGCTGATGTTCGCCTGCACGAACTCGTTTGCGTTCCTCACCGGAGATCCGCTGTTCGAAACGAGCGGCGGAGAGGTGCAGATGGTCAGCCTGACCAACAGCATCGGCATCGCCGGAAGGCGCGCATGGTGCTTTGGTCAGGAGAAGAGCGCGTACATACTGGCGAACGACGGCTTGTACTACTTGCAGGCCAACGACTTCAACTTCAACCGCGCAAACCGGATCTCCGCAGGGAAACTCGACTCGTTCTTCCTTCGGCTTGACTTCGGCACACCTGCCACCGGAGGATCCGGAATCTTGGCCGGAGGAACTCTGCGTGGAGTGGGATCCGGAAGCGGATCTCCGACAGAGATCGTCGATCAGGGATCCATTGTCGAGTCCATCCCGGAATCCATCGAAGTTGCAGGAACCGTTTCGGCGCTTATTGGCGGGCAGTCCACAGGGTCGATCTTCCCGTGCCTTTGCTGGGATCCAGATCGCGAAGGTGTTTGGATCTTTCTCTCGGTGTCAGGAATCGAAGAGGCAAGCGTCCACCTGTACTACGACGGGAAGACAAACTCGTTCTGGCCCCAGAGGTTCAGCGATCCGCTCTGCTACGCGCCGACAACCGCCGTGTACACGGGTCCGAGCCGTACGGCCAGCGGGCGGCTATTCATGGGCGGACTCCAGTCGATATCCATCCTTGATCGTGCCATTCCTGTCGGCATCGATGGCTGGACGAACGAGGAGGAGATGACCGAGGAGAAGCAGCGGGCGCAGTTTGTCCGCTCCAGCCTCACGGTCGGCCCGTTCATCGCTCCTCTGCCGTACAGGCTCATGCTGAACGAGATCCGCGTGGACATGGCGGATGACAAGTACGAGTTTCCGTACACCGACTACAGCCAGAAGCCCGTCATCATTGTCTCGACCGGAGAAACGGCCCAGTCGGCCGTAGGTCTTCAGACCGATGCCTTGTACGCGATCAACATCAATGCCATCGAGATCGCCTGCGGAAGCGCGCAACTTGCTCCGGCGAGTCCTCTGTATGACGGAGGCGGAGCGTCGTCTTCCTCGCCAACAAACAGGATCGATGGTCGGTTTGCGATCCGTCCGTTCGGCGAATACCAGCAGAACGACATCTTCGCCAGCGGCTCGTCCCGCGTGTACGACGGACCGGGAGACTTCATCATCCGGTACGACACCGCGCTGACTCCGGATGCTTGGACGATCGAGCGGATCATCAGTACTGGCCCCACGGTCTACGAGGTCGAGTACAAGCAGGTCGTCGCCGACGAGGACGGGCTGAACAGCCTGATGGTCAGCAACATCCAGAACCCGATTGGCCGAGATCCGGACAATGCGAACATCTCTGGCGCGTCGTTCCCGACATCGCAGGTGTTCGAGATCGGCCAACTCGATCCGGGCCGCAACAACGCAAAGCGGTGCAGGATCAGGTCAGAGGCCATGTTTATGACGGTCGCCGCAGATGGCCGTCCTTGGTCCGTCGAGCGGATGTCTGCGGTGCTTGCTCAGGTCGGCAAGAGTAGGGGAGGTTCGTAATGGCAGTATTCGCCGCAATCGGAATCGGTCTCATCGGAGCAGGCGCTACGGCGTCCGCTATTGGTTCAAAGGCGCGACGCTCTGCTCTTGAGCAGGCTGGTCAGGTTGCACTTGCCGAGTTCGAGGATCTCGCTGGTCAATACAAGACCAGATTCCGTGGCGCGATGGGCAAGTTCAAGGAAGACCGCGACAAGAACATGGCGCTGTACCGCGAGGAGATGGCTCGCACTCGCGAGGACTTCTCTCGGTACTTCGAGCAGGCTCGATCCGAGTACGCGACGGGGATGGAGCGCGCTCTTGGCGAGTACCGGACTGGCCGTGAATCGAGCATCGCGATGCTGCGCCAGACCGTCGCTCGCCAGCAGCAGGCCGCGACTGCCCGCAATGCGTTCACCGGACTCGGCCAGTCTTCTTTCGGTGCTGCCCGCGTCGAGGGCATCGGGATTCAAGGCGCTCTTCAGGAAGGCGCGATCCGCGAGCAGTATGCAGCGGGACTCTCGAATCTCGAAGCGCAGCGCGCCGCTGGCATGTCCACGCTTTCGACACAGATGGGTTCCGGTCTGTCTGCTCTCAGCCAGCAGCAGGCGAACACGCTGTCGAACATGTACCAGACCTACTCGACGAACCTTGCGATGTACCGACAGCAGGGAATTGCTGCGGAGTTTGGCCTGCGCGGTCAGGGCGTCTCGGCTGCCGTGCAGTTCCAAGGTCAGGCGGCTCAACTTGCGGGTGCTGGCCTGAACGCTGCGGGAAGCGCGATGGGTTCCATCGGCGGAGCGTTCCTCGGTGCCGGACTCGGAGGTGCTGCGGCTGGTGCGGGAACTGGCGCAATGAGTTCCATGCAGAATGTCAACCCGGCATCGCAAATGGCTGCGCCCGGTTCATATGCCGGAGCAGCGCAGCAGTACTTCGGAGGACAGGGATCGTTCCTCAACTACGGGATGAACTATGGATAAGCCACTTTTCTCACGCGACCAACTCCGCGACATCGGACTCGGAATCGGTCGCGGCTTCCAAGCGTACGACCCGAACAATCCGTTCGCTGGCGCTGGTGCTGCGTTGGAGGCGACGATCGCGAGCGGCATGACCCGCGACATGCGAGCCGAAGAGCGCAAGCAGCGTCTTGAGGATTTGGACCGTGCCGAGAAGGCGCTGGCCGACCGCGAGGAGCGCGCCGAACAGTCCATGAAGGACCGCGAGGGGCGCATCGAGGCGATGAGGGAGCGCGAGCGCAAGGCCGAGTCCGAGCAGCAACTCGAAACCGAGGAGACGCTCTACAAGCGCCAGCAGGCTCGCGAGAAGGAAAGCCGTGGTCAGTTCAAGTCGATTGCCGACGCCATGCGTGATGCCAAGGCTGTTTCCGAGTCGCCTTGGCAACAGGACTGGTGGAAGACCCTCGGCAAGTATGTCGAGACAACGAGCGGAAGGTCTCCTGTCAATGTGTACGATGACGCTCCGGATCCGGCGCTTGACCGCGAGGAGTTCGATGTTGCCGATCCGTATCGCGGACAGCCGACCGAATACACGCCGATGGGGAAGGTAGACCCGTCGTTCAAGGAACAGCAGCCGAAGAAGGCAAAGCGCACGGGCAGAAACTTTGATCGCTACACGCAGACTTGGTATGACTCAGAGGAGAGTGGGCGATGATCGACGGGACGACCGAGCAGCAGGTTCCAGAGCCTGTTTCCGCAGAGGCTGTATCCGGAGGGTCGTACATACCCCAGCAGCCCAGCGGTCCTTCCCCGGCCAATGTCTCGTCCCAGATGTCCGATGCCGAGGCGTTCGCGAGGCGCCTTGCCAATGACTCGAAGGGGCGAGCGTCCAATGTCAACGACTTCGATCTCACGATGTCGGGGATCGTGGACGGTGATCCTGTCGGCATGGAGACCTTCGATCTCGGGTTCTTCGAGGACGGCACCCCGGCTATCAAGATCAACGGCGCCGATGTACCGATCCGCCACGATCAATGGATGGCCCTGCTGACGCAGCGCAACCGTACGCGCGAGCAGGTCAAGCAGCAGATGATGTTCGACATCGAGCGCGACCGCGCGAAGCAGGGAATCCAGCGGATTCTTGCGTCGGCGCCGAGCGTTCCTCCGCAACTTGGCAATCTGCTGATGACCATCGCCGACACCGATCCCGGTCTTGCGATGCGCGAGACATCGGACCTGCTGGCATCGATGGCGAAGGACAACGGTCGGTCCCAGTCGAACAGGCTCGGATCGCTGTTGCAAGACTCTGCGGTCTCGTCCGTCGAGTCGATGCTGGAATCGACGGTATACGAGCCGAACCCGAACGGATACGGAGATCCGATTAAGACCACGCCCATCCAGAAGCGCGTGTCTGAACTGTCGAAGGATCCGGATCAGCGCAAGAAGGTCTCTGCATACGCCTTGCAGAACTACCGATCGCTGATGCCCCCGAAGGGGTTCAAGGCGTCTCCGGAGATCAACGGCCAGCCTGTTGGGTTCCTCGACATCACGGCCATGCAGGGAGCCGACATCGGCCCGCTCTCGCAGTTCGACATGCTCCGGCACCTCGCGGCCTACAGCGGCGTCTGGCCCGAGAGCGTCTCGTGGCAGGATCCTCCGGCGTTCAACCCGAACGCGCAGGTCAAGGTCAACCCCGCCGAGGTCGCCAAGTTCCGCGAGTACCTGACTCGTCTGGATGCTTGGGCGTCCCGCGCCCTGAAATGGGACTACTCCAGCCCGCAGAGCATTGACATGATGATGCAGCAGTTGGTCATGTCCAACGCCGCAAATGCATCGGCGCAGCAGGCGCAGCCCATGCAGCCGCAGGCCGCGCAGCCGACCGCAGTCCCCGCACCGTCCGGTCTGGAAGACATCTGAGGAACATGATGAATACGCCTCCCATCACGAACATCGAGCAGTTTCGCCAGCAGGAGATCGATCGGGCCAAGTCCGATCTTCTCAGCCGTGGCATCCGTCTCGATTCGCAGGAAGCATCGGATGCGATCTCTTCTGCTTCTGACGGAGCGACTGACCGCGCATGGGACTATGCGTACCAGATGAGCCTGAAGGGCATTCTGGCTAAGGGTATGAAGGGCGTCCGCTTCATTGAGAACGAAGCCGATGCTGCCAGTCTCGGCGGCGCATACCAGTTGGATCACGGTGGAGACGAGCAGGACCGTGTCAATGCCGACGAGTTTGCGCGCCTTCGAGCGGACCAGTTCACCAAGGGTCTGAAGCCCATCAAGTGGGACGAGTGGAAGCAGGCACAGGACCGTGGCGTTGCCAAGCCTGTGATTGATTCGTTCCTCGGCAACGCACTCGTCGGCCTCGAAGGTATGGCTGGGTCTCTTGCCGCTGGCGGATACTCTCTGTGGGACACCTATGGCCCGAACGGCGCGATGTGGGATTCCGAAGGCGGGTCTGCGCGCGTCATGCAGCAGATGGCCGGAATGAAGCAGGCACAGCAGAAGGGCGCCGAGTTTGCTCGGTATATGACCACAGGAGAGGGAATCTCTCCGGGTTACGCGGAAGAGATTGCTGGCCCGGTTGGCAAGCCCGTGATGGCATCCGAGCGTGTCGGTCCTCCGGCGATCGACATTGCCGGAGTCCGTGCTGGAGCAATCCTCACAGAGGAGGCTGGAAATGTCGGTCAGGCGCTCGCATCGATTCCGATGAGCGTCCCGTCGATGCTTGCACCGAACAAGGCTGTGCGAGCGGTCGCAATGGCACCGTTTGGAATCAGCGCATACGGAAGCGCCAAGCAGGAGCGTTACAGCATCTACGAGGAGCAGGCGGCTCTTGCAGAGCAACTCGGCATCGAGCCTCCTCCCGTCCCCACGCTCGGCGAACTGGAAACATGGGGAGGAATCCACGCCGCATTCGAGGTCGGTTCCGAGTTTGCGGGCGACACGGCGCAGGTCGGCTTGATCAAGTTCGGACTCGGCAAGGGCAACGCCAAGATCCGGCGCGGACCCCAGAGTGTTCGCGACCTGCTGAACGGCCTTGCCGACAGCATGAACCGACGCCGTGGCCTGCTCGGTGTCGCAAAGGGAGCGACGGCCGTCGTCGGCGGAGGACTGACTGAAGGCGCGGAAGAGGTTGGCGCTCTGGTCGGAACTCAGGTGGCCGAGGGAGTCGAATACGGAAAGAACTGGTGGTTCGAGCGCAACAACGACTTCTGGACCGTTGACAGCAAGTTCTTCGACGCCGAGGCCGGACCGACTGGGCTGTATCTCGCAGACAATGTCCGCCATTCGTTCAAGGTCGGCTCGTACGCGGGAATCCTCATGGGAGGCGGCGTTCAGGCTGTTGGCTCCGTTCCGAAGGCGGCGCGATTCCTGCGAGACCGCGCCGAGGTGATGCGCGGAACCGGGTTCGTCACCGAGGCCATGATGATGGCGCAGGAGTCGGACGCCAAGCAGCGCCTGCTCTCGCAGTCGGTGCAGACGAGCGGAACAACCGTCACCAGAAACGCCACGGAAGCGTGGCAGCGCAACGCGATGCCTACGCGCGGCTCGGTCATGGCGATGGCCCATGTCGAGGAGATGGCGAACGGCAACCGCATGGTGATGTTCGTCGATCAGGCCGATGTCGATGTGACCTTGACCCCGGAGGTCAAGGAGCGCATGGAGCGTGTCGGAATCTCGACGAAGCACATCGGCGTCGTCAACGGAAAGCGCGTCTACGCTCCGGTGGGAGCGGTCCAGCAGGCCGAGGACTCGATCAACCAAGGCGAGATCTCGGCCCTCGTCGGTTCTCCGTTCAACAACTCCGGGAACCTGCTTGCCGGAATGGCCGTCCTGAAGAATGCCGCAGGCCAGATCGTCGAGTACTACCCGTACAGCAACCCGTCCGACATGACGGCAGCGGAGCCGGAGATCCGCGAAACGGCTCGCCGCCGTGGACTCACCCTGAGCATCGTGAACGACGGCTCTCGCGAGCGGTTTGCGGACATCGAGGCCCAGTTGCGGCGCCAGATGGACGCAGACGCTGTCGCTGCCGGGAAGCCGTTGAAGGAGCAGAAGGCGCTTCCGCGAGGCCAGAAGTCCCGTGGAATCCGCGCCCTGCGGACGGATATCCAAGCAGGGGCGGCCCGGTCTGGGAAGAAGAGCGACCCGTTCTCGTCGCCGTATCTCACGAAGGACGAGATCGGTGACGCGACGAACGGCGATGTCCGCGTCACGGTCAGCCTTTCGGAGGTCGCCTCCGATGCCATGTCAGACGGAGAGCGGAACCTGATTCGCTCGACTGGGCAGCAGGCGACGATCCTCGATGGCAAGGTCGTGTTCTCGATCAAGCAGAAGGACGGAACCGTCAAGACGATCGAGAAGGCTCCGATGATGGACGGAGCGTATGTCTCGCAGGCGTCTCCGGACGGCGTGTTCCTCGTGCGCGAGAACGGCACGGCGATGACCGCGCGCAGCGCGTTCGCGATCTCCATGCACGAGACGCGCCACCGCACACTCTCCCGTTCTCCGGCCGGAGCGCGGTTCCTCGCCAGACTCCTCCAGATCGATCCCGTGTATGCGATGCGCGGAGGCGCGTCGTACATGCGCAGGTTCGGCGCTGCGAACGGGATCACCGCTCTGGAAGGAATGAACGACGCGCAGGTGATCGCGTACTACCGTGGCCTTCACGAGGCTGCGAACGCGCTTCTGGCTGGCGTGGCGACCACCGAGCAGCAGCAGCAGGTCGAGCAGGCCGGAGGCTACGACGCCGCGCGGTCGCAGGTCCGCAGGTTCTCGGAAGAGAGCGTCACGACCACGGCGAACCGTGCTATGGGCCAAGCCACCCAGATGGCTGCCGAATGGGACGGCATCTACAAGGACGCGCAGGAAAGGTCGCTGCGTTCGTTCACTCGGTGGATGGCGAATGTCCTCGTTCGCAACGGCTTCGCTGGTCCTGAGGCGCAGCAGGCGCTGTACGAGATTCAGCAGCGGCTGCGCGGAGTTCGCGAGGAGGAGATCAAGATCCATCGTCGGTTCTCCGACCGAGTCTCGGAGTCCGTGAAGAAGGACATGGACGAGATCGCGCGCAAGGAGGCCGCGCGCGCCACCATGCAACAGGCAGGCGTTGCGACTGCACCCGCCCCGTCCGCAACACCATCGACGGGCGTTTCTACTCCTCCGGCCCCTCCGGCTCCTCCCGCTGGCGGTGTCTCCCCGTCTCTTCGCGATGGCGCGGGCGGCATCCCTGTCGCTCCAGTCGGCGGAGACGACGACAAGCGCAAGATCTCGAATGCGATCAGCACGATCGAGTCGATGACCGCAGATCCGCAGGCGTCTGGACTTGCTGCCAGCGCACTTGGCGCACTCGCCGAGGTCGTTCCGTACCTGACCAGCACCCTTGCGCAGGTCAGTTCCGGCGTCACCGCTCCGCAGCGCGCCCCGCTCGGACGGCGTCAGATCCCGGAGCAGATGCGCGATGTGGCCCAGCCCGCAGCCCAGCCTGTCTCGGAGACTGCGCAGCAGATCGAGGACACGGCCCGACGCCAGCGCAACGCACAGCAGGCGATGGCGATCATCAGGGGAGAGGCGCCGACCGAGCCAGTCGATCTCGGCACCGTCGCGCGCATCGAGCGCGCCCGGTCTCTGTACCAGACTCCGGAAGAGGAGATTTCGTACTCGCTGCCGGATCGTCCGGGCCGACAGGCTCCGAACGAGGACATTCGGTCCCTGCGCAACGAGTTCATGCGCTCGCGTGGCATCGAGCCTGAGCAGCGCATCGAGGACACCTACCCGCAGATCGACGAGGAGTTTGCCAAGAAGGTCGCTGACTGGCTGGAGAACACCCCGGCCAACTACGAAGACCCGGAGATGCTGCGCGCCTACGACCAGTTCGCGCAGGAGACCGTGGATCAGTACGAGTTCCTCCGCGAGCAGGGCTACGAGATGATCCCGTGGGCCGGGAAGGGCGAGCCGTACGCCAACAGCGCCGACATGGTCGATGATGTGCGCAAGAACAAGCGCATCTTCTACTACAAGAGCGTCAATCCCGAGGAGTCGTCGTCGTTCGGTTCCGACCCTGCTGCCATGCAGGAACTTCTTCAGCGCAACCCGCTGCTGCAAGAGGCTGGCGGAACGGTCGATGACTCGAACGGTGATCCGTACACGCAGACGGTCAACGACATCTTCCGTGCGGTGCATGACATCTTCGGCCATGCATCGGAGGGCTACCAGTTCGGGCCTCGCGGCGAGGAGGGCGCTTACCGCAGCCATGCCGTGATGTTCTCGCCGCTCGCCCGCAGGGCGATGGGTACCGAGACGCGCGCCCAGAACTCGTGGGTGAACTACGGTCCGAATCGGCGCAACCCTGACGGGTCTGTCTGGGGCGAGCGCGATCCTCGGTACAAGAAGTGGCTTGCCGGGTTCAAGGATGGCAAGAACTTTGGCCCACAGAAGCCGCTTGCGATGCCCGACGAACTGCTGTCCCTGTACTCGCAGCGCGAAGGAGATCAGGCGCAGATGTCGCTGCGACCTGTGGCGCAGGAAGACATGGCTCCGGCAATGAAGGTCTGGAGCCGTGGTTCGACGGTTGTTGATGAATCAGGATCCCTGATTCCCATGTACCACGGGACGGACGCTGACTTCGACACATTTAGGGCATCTGAGGGTGGATCGTATGGACCGGGTATCTACCTTGCGACGGATTACGGCAGAGCCGGGAGGTATGCGGGCGAGGGGTTTGGTTCAAAGGTCATACCTCTTGTCGCCAACATCAAGAACCCGCTCGTGGTTGATGCCGGGATTGGAGAGCAGTACATCCGAAAGGCGCTCGATGTCCTTGGCAAGGAGTTCAACGATTTTCAGCAGGACGAATATGGCGACATCAATCCCGCAGTCCATCAGGCGCTTCGCGATGCCGGATTCGATGGAGTGCATGTAAAGGGTGAAAACGGATACGACGCGATTGGCCGTTCTCGCGGAGATTTTTGGGTTGCCTTTGATCCGAATCAGGTCAAGGGGTACTTCAACGCCAACCCAAGCGCATCCGACAATCGAATGATGTATTCGCAGCGCGCCGAGACTCCGGCTCAGAAGGCGCGGAAGACCAGCGCAGCGCAGCGTCGTCAGGAAGCGAAGATCGCGCGCGAGAAGGCTGCCGCTCAGAAGAAGGCTGCCGAGAAGCGAGGCAAGATCGTTCGCAAGGTTGCGCAAACCGGGGCGGCTCCGGCGATCTCCGTCAGCACGGCGCCTACTGCGGCACCGATGATCAATCCGAACATCATCGTCGGATCCGTGTCCAACGATCCGGATTTCTCGCAGGACAAGGCGTATCAGCGCGCTCACGAGCGCATCCTCGACACGGCCACAAGCAAGGAGTTTGCGCTGAAGGTCGTGTCGCTTCTCGACACGATTCCGGGCATCTCTCCGCTCGCGTCGAAGAACATCAAGACGGTTCTCGGAAACTACAACGGGGTCACCGAGCGCACCATGCGCATCGAGATTCCGGGCCTCTCGCACGAGCAGTCCGTGCAGGTCGCGAATCTCATCGGATCGCTGCTGCTGCAAGAGGCTGTTATCGTCACCAGCGAGGCAACCGAAGGCACCGCTCGTGCAGAGCAGGGCCACGCCGTTGCATTCCTCAAGGAAGACGGGTCCGCGCTTGACCAGAAGGTGCTGGCGGAAGTACTCTCCGATGCCGGGTTTGGCCTCGGAGGCGCATCAGAGATCCCCGGAAATGCAGGCGTCGTTTCGGTCTTCACGAACCGACCGAACAATCCGGTGACTAAGGCGCAGTTCGTGCGCGCGGCATCGGACATCGCGAAGAAGCATGGTCTGGTGATCGAGGAAGCGAAGGTCCGATCGACCTACTCGAAGATTGGAGACGCCGATGTCTTGGGAAGAAAGCGAAGCCGAAATGGCAAAGTACGGAAGGTCTTGGACGCAGAATCCATCGTGGCTGCGTGGAGTCCTTGGATCGACGCTGCTGCCGTCGTCGTCGAGGAATACCGAGACGAAGGTTTCGACATCAACATCGAAGGATGGGTCGGAGAAGTCGCTGGCTCGGAAGCGGCCACGGTCGTCGATGAACTCGTCCGCCGTCTTGCCGACCGCGCAGCCCGAAACGCCAACGGACTCGACGCCCGCCTGAACCAGCGGTACGACGGGAACATCCAGAACATCGAACCCGGCGCGAAGATCCCGGCAAAGACCAACAAGGACAACTACGGCGCGAGTGTCAATGCGCTCGACGCGATTCTGGAACGGCACCCCAAGCCGTTCGAGAGCGTCGAGTCGGCATCGAGGTTCTTCGTCGATCTCTTCGGCAGCCGGACCATCCCTCTACTGCCGACCGCATTCATCGAGTCCGTGAGGAACGGGTTCGAGCGCATGAAGCGAGACCTGTCGCTCATCGAGGATGGCGGACGACTGACCGGAAAGATGGTCGATGAAGCCATTCACGGCATGGAGATGGCTGCGAAACTCCGCGCCCTGTATGCGGCTGGAAAGGCTCTCCCAAAGCACACCGTCGCGCTCGCGATGTGGGGATTCATGAGTCGCGGCGTGTCGCCGCAGATTCAGGAAAGCCTGTTCCTCGATCTTGTGAACTACACGAACAAGTCGGGGCGCGGACTCGGGTACTTCGTGGACATCGCGATGAGCGGTGCGTGGTCCACCACCGTACACAACAAGGAGTGGGAGAACTGGGTCAGCGAGATGTTCGAGGAACTTGCGTTCGTGGACATCGATGCGCTCATCAATCCTGAGACTGGTGAACTCTCCGAGAAGAACGGATCTCCGGGAAGCGGTGCAAAGCACAACGCGAATGCGTTCGGGCGCAACTTCCTCGCGAACATCTCGCGCGTCGTGACTGTTGGCGGCGTCACGCTGTCCGGACTCCAACATTTCCACAATGCAATGGCGGATCCGAAGGTGACTGGCCGTGCGCTCCGCCGGATCTTCAACGCGCTCGGAGGCTCGCTCGGCATCGACAACAAGGTAGTCGGATTTGCTGCTCTCGTCGCTGGAAAGGACGACATCTCGGTCAACGACCGTGTGCGCATCAACGATCACTACAACCGAGACGGACGAATCCCGAACATCTACGACGGGTTTACGAGCGGCTACGAGATTCTCCGTGAAGGTCAGGTCGTTGGTGAGACTTACATTCCGGCGCAGTTCCCAACCGACCTGTCGAGCCGCGAGGAATACGAAGCGTACTACGAGCAGGAGCAGGCGAAGGCGGAAGCCTCCGTCAAGAACCTTCTGGCGAAGGATCCGGAGGCCGCTGCCGCCGAGTTTGCAGCAGCGACTGCCGAGGCGAAGCGCAAGGCATCGGTGATCAGGAAGATCAAGAAGGACACGAAGGTTCCAGCGGAGATCCGCCAGCGTCTGATCGAGCAGGAGAATGCCGACATCCCGATTCCGGATCTGGAGCAGATCGACGACAAGAAGAAGCGTCTGGCGATCCTGAATGCCGCGATCAAGAGGTGGGCGAAGTCGAGCATCGAGATCGTCCCGATCAAGATCGCTGGCCTTGCCACGCTGTTCAACGGCGTCCGTGGCCTTGCCCTGTACGAGGCTGCGGAGAACACCATCAACCCGGCGGATGTGTTCTCGGCGCTCGCAAAGAAGCGCCCGGACATCCTCAAGTACATCAGCCACGGACTCGAGCATTGGATGAACTGGGTCGGTGCGTCCGGTCAGGAGGCGTCCCACAAGACGCTCGACGGCCTGATCGAGATGATCAACAACGGCCAGTCGCAGATCGCAGACATCTTCGCGAAGGAAGGCCGATACGACACATACATGTACGGTTCCGAGTACGGGTATGTGCGTGACGAATCCGGCAGGTTGAAGCCGGAGTACCGATACACGGTGAAGGACAAGACCTATCGCTTCGAGCCTAAGAGGTACGCCGAGTTCATCACAAGCGTGGTAGATTTTGATTACGCTGCCGAGTTCAACGCGAAGGAGAAGGCCCGTGCGAAGGCCGCCAAACTTCCAGCGCCCAAGTCCGTGAAGTTCTCAGTCACGAAGGACAGCAGCACGGGACAGGAGCGAAAGACTCCGTGGACGCAGGACGCTCTCGTCGGACAGAATGGCCTCGACGCGATCGAGAAGTTCGCGCAGCAGTTCTCTTCCGGAACGATGATGAGCCTGCGGGAAGATCCGCTCGCGTTCACCAATGCGTACAAGACGGTTCTCAAGATCGTTGGAAGACCATCTCTTGTGACTCGGGGAGAGACTGAAGAGGAAACGATCAGCCGCGTCCTTGCTGAGAAGCCGTGGCTTCGACACCGTGTTGACATGCTTCGGTTGTTTGCGGCTCGCAATGTCGCGCCGACGAACCACGACGAGATCCACGAGGCATGGAAGCGCATGGTAAGGGGGCAATGGGCCAAGCCGTCGCACCCGAACTTCGTCAAGTACTGGGATAAGGACAACGCTCTGAACGGCATTCAGCCCAATGACATCTGGTGGCACGGAACTCTCCACGAGTACACGAGGCCAGACCCGAACCAGAAGTCCTCATCCCAGTTCGGATGGCATTGCGGGAACTTCCATCAGGCAAGTACATTCGTCAGTCCCGAACTTTACCCGGCGGAGACGACGCCTCGCGTGATGTTCCCGTGCTATGTGCGTTCGTCCAAGCCGATGGAGATCGATGACAAGACAACTTGGTATCTGGAGCAGATCGTCAATGCGATGATCCGCTTCGGCCACACCGATCGAGATTCAGCCACCGAGTTCCTCACTCGCATGTACGAGGAGGTCGATGTCGAAGGCATCCACATTCCTACCTTGGTCGAGGATGGGTTGGCTGGTGTCGCCAATCCTGTATTCGCGGGAACGGGGTATGGGGGCGTCAATCCAAGGAATCGGGACTTCCCGGCAATCCGCATAACCATGCTTCGAGAGTTCATCGAGAGCCTCGGATTCGATTCGATCCGATACCAGAACTTTGCGGAAGGACGCACGGCGTCCCCGTTCATGGTGCCGAGAGAGGAGTACGGAAAAATCTTGTTCGATCCAGTTTCGGAAGGGAGGTTCTCTGAAGAACAGCGTCAATGGAACAACGATCGACAGAATCGCATGGCGTCGTATTGGCAATGGAAAGCAGTCAACGAAGGAGCATCTGACCGGGAGATCATGGAGGCTCAGAAGGCGCTGGTCGGGGACAACAGCAGCCTGATCATCTGGAAGGCTGGTCAGGTGAAGTCGGCGTCTGCGACCGATGTCGGGTTCGACACCAAGAACATGGACATCCTCGCATCGCTGCGCATCGAGCCGCCTGCCGTTGTCACCGCGTACTCGCACATCTGGTCGGACAATGTCCCGGCGATGATGTCAATGCGCGAGGGCGTCCAAGGGGTGCGCGACGAGTTCGTTCTCAACCGCATCGACAAGTACGACGAGTTGCGCAGGTACGGCGAGCAGTTCGAGCGCGCGAGCGGTCTTGCGTTGCCCGACATGGCGAACCCGTATCTCGGCGTGCGTACGCTGACCGGGCGTCTCGGCGCCGTGCAGCGTCAGGCCGAGTTCGAGTACTCCTCGATCCTCCGAGACATGGCCGAGAACGGCATCGAGATGGAGGACATGGACGAGTTCCTGATCGCGCAACACGCGATCAATGGCGGCAATGCGTACATCGCGACGATCAACCCGGCGATGCCTGACGGCGGCACCGGAATGACGACGGCTGATGCGAACACCGTGATTTCCCGCCATCTCGCGTCGGGGCAGTTTGCGACCATGAACCGCATCGCGGATGACTGGCGACAGATGCTGCGCGCTGGCCTGCTCCTGCGGCGCGATTCTGGTCTCATCACGCACGAGATGTACAACACGCTCACGACGCGGTACTCGCACTATGTTCCGCTTCGAGGCGCTCCGGGCCGTCCGTTCGATGAGAACTTCGAGGACTGGGACTCCGGAGAGGTGTTCGGCCGTGGCCTCTCGACGCAGGGCCGTGGAATGCCGAACCGTCTTGGTCGGCGTAGCATGGCCGAGGGAGTCACCTCGCAGGTCGGGATGGTCCACGAGGACACGATCTCGCGCGTGGCTCGCAACGAGGTCGCGCAGAGGTTCCTGCGCCTGACGCTGATGGTGAACGATCCCGGCATGGCGGAGGTCGTTCGTCCGATGGTCCGTCAGGTCAGACCCGTGTACGGGATGGCTCCGGGCGGAGGCCGCATCCGCCTGCGCGAGGAGGTTCAGGAGGTTCTCGATCCAAACTGGACGAGCGACCCACGGAACTTCGGCGTCTATGTGGACGCGCCGATCACGATCAACGGCCATGACTACGAGCATGGAAGCCTCGTGATCATCCGCATCAACAACCGCAGGCTCGCGGATGCGATCAGCACCCCGGATCCGAGCCTCACCGCGTTCGAGGAAACCCTGCGGTTTACGAACAATGCGTTCCGGTTCGTGACCACGGGCCTCGGGAACCCTGCGTTCGCTCCGGTGAACGC